ATTAAATATACTACTCACAAGTTCTTCTATACTCCACAGTCGTAAATTCCCAACTAGCCATTGGTACATCTTATACAATCATGTTTAATGTACAACTGTATAAGTTTTAGCATCTCTTAAATTAAGACTTGCATTTATATCTCTATCTTCTACATAGCCACACTCTGAACACCTATATGTTCTGTCTGATAATTTTAAATCTTTCTTAATATGACCACATTTATGACATGTCTTAGAACTAGGATAGAACCTGTCTACAACTCTTAATTCAATACCATTTTCTTTGCATTTACTAATCAATTTAGTTCTAAATTCAAAGAACTTTTGTTGTGCTACAGCCTTAGAAAGATGTCTATTTTTCATCATACCAGACACATTTAAATCTTCAATAACAATATAATACGGCTTGGCTTTCACTATACTATGTATTGTTTTATTAATATAATCTGTTCTGATATTATCTAGTCTTTGATAAAGCTTCTGTACCTCTAACCTTTGTTTTACAAAATTCTTTTGAGTAGACTCTCCTTTCTTTATCGAAATAACCTTATGAGATAACTTTCTTTGTTCTCTCACTAACTTCTTAGATATCTTTCTTATACGATTCGTTTTGTTTATATTATGAAAAACGGAACCATTAGAACATATAGCTAGACTCTTCAAACCCAAGTCTATACCAATACCAAAATCATTACTTATCTCAGTATCTTGTCTTTGTATGTCAACTAAAACTGATATGTAATATCTACCAGCTTTACATGAAATAGTCCCACTTCTAATAACAAAACCATTTTTAGATGTTGGAATGTAACCTTTTTCTTTTAAGCGAACCCAACCTAATGTAGGAACTTTTACTCTATGTCGTTCACTTAAACAGTCAGTCTTATTATTTTTAACAAAATACATCTTAACATCAGACTTATTTTTCTTCTTAAATCTAGGGAATTTACTCTTATGCATGAAAAACCTAGTAAAGGCTACACATGCATTATCCATAGACTTAGCAACAGCCTTTGTATAAACATCTTTAATCCACATTTTATCTGGATTACTAGGGAGATATTCATTATTAAGCCAAACATTGAAATGTCTACCAGACATGAACTTTTCACCACTCTCATAAAGTTCTTTATTATGAGCAATGTAAAAATTATAAATAAACCTACATACATCAATAGTTTTATTGATTTTTATAATTTGTTCTGCTGTCGGATTGATTTCAGTCTTAAAACTCTTTAACAATATTAGCATCTTCCTTTATCTGTTTATTATAGTTCTGTCAATAATTTTATCTACATAACTACACCTCCTTATTGGAAACTAAAATATATTGTAATAGCAATATGCTAACTACCAAAATTAATAATCTAAATCATCTACATTAACAGTAGGCACATCATCATATGTATCATAATCAGAATATGTCTCATATGTAGTAGTTGGAATATCTTTTGCTGTTGACAAATCAACACCATCTAATGTAAACGTATTAGATTTACTAGAATACTCCTTAACACCAACAGGTCTGTTTTGATTTTGAATATTCTGAGTATGCGAAACCTTAACTGGCTCTATCTCAAAACCTAAATCAAACCTATTAGATTCATACACAGTAGCTGTTACATTATTAGAAGTAGTATTGCTACCTAAAACTTTACTACCCCTCTTTCTTGTAGTTACATCTAACTGCTTTTTAACATCATTACTCATCTTACCAAGAACCTTAGTATAGATGCCTAATGAGGTGAAAACAGATAAGTCCTTAATAGAGTTCCTTAGAACGTCCCTATCTACATCAGATAAAGCGTAATCAGGATTATCTTTCATAGTGATAATTAACGTACAAAAGTTTTGTAGCGAACTATCATTAGGAAAGTATTCTTTAAATTCATGAACTAATCTGTCTTTAAAAGCATCTTCTCCCATAAATCTCCTTTCATCTCATAATACAATAATCTATTCATTAACAAACCTAACAGCATTAATAGTATTAAGTTTGTTATTAGCATTTTTAATTAAATCAGAAATCTGAAACTTATGCTCAGTAAACTCATCATAGTACCTACTTACCTTAGATTTAAGATTGGCTACTAACTGATAATCTGATTTTGTTGTCACCTGTAAATTTTTCATCTCTGATAAATTCTTATTAACAACACTAATACGTAACTTTAAATCATTTAATACATCTATAGTACGTATCAATCTTTCTGAAACCTCATACTGTAGTTTAGGACTCCGATATAAAGCCTCATAAGTAGGTAGGTCTATGATTTTTCTATTCTCTACCAAATATGTATCATATACTTGATAAATTCTATCTTGTAAATCCTTAGCAACCTTATTCATTTCTAATTCAATTTCAAGTATAGACATTATAACATGTTTCCTTTACCTAACTGCATTAACAACCACAAAGTACGATACTCTCTATCAGAATCACTTCTACACTCCATCGTGTAAACTTTCTGAATAATAGGTACAATCATTTTATCATATGATTTATTGAAATCAACTAGCAACCTAAGATACTTACCACTATTAGTAACAACATCTTCTAAGTTCCTAGACTTTTCTAAAAAAGATAGTACACCACCAAATATCATACTGTCAGAATACACCTCACGTAACTCTAAATATATTTTAAGTATATCGTGTCTAGACTTACCTAATACACAATATAAATCCCATAAAGATATGTCAACAGAATCAATCTTAGACCTACCTAATACCCAAAAAGATTTAAAGTACTTAACGAAATCATATTCTGTCATAGAAGTTAACATTGTATGCGTCTTATCACTAGGCTCTTTATTAAATCTATCATAGAGAACCTTAATAGCTATATCTCTAATAGTCATGTCAATATCTTGAATACCTATATTATTAATTGCTATAAAGTTTCTAGTGTTTTCTCTTAATGACTTTACAACACTAGAATTAACTTTACCAACAAATATAATATCAGTATTCCCATCTAAGATATTAAACTCTGTACGTAATTCATAGTTAGGGTACATAAAACAAACTAAATCTAAATAGTTTATTCCCTCTTTACTATCTTCAACCTTTACTACTTTGTTGATTAAACTGTAATCGCCCACAGAATCACCTATTCTTAGTACCAACCATTAGATTTATTAATCTACTATTAGTATACCCATACTTATCACCGGCTTGCTGTTTGATTGAGTATAGACTAGGACACATATTAGCCATAATCTGTACCTCATCAAACTCACTCATCTTATCCTCTCGTGTTGAATTTTTCTCATTAATGTATGCTATTGTATCAGCTACACTAGAGAAGTTTAAATTCTTTACGACATCCCACCTTTTAACAATTATCTTCATTCTAGACATGATAATTGGTGAGATTTTATCACCATAAGATAAAATGATGATTGGCAACTTAGACTCCTCAATGAACTTTAATAGTGAGTTTTGACCTACATGAGATAAAAAACCAATACCATCTAATACCAAGAACTTACTATTTACATTAGAAATGCCATCGTATGAATCTATTAAATTCCTTACATCATCTAGTGTATACACACGTTCTATTGTATCTTTGTATACCTTTTTAAACTCAGTAACATACTTACCTATTAAAAGACAAGGACACATCTCTACATGTTCTAAGAGTTTTTCTATGAACACATTCATATCTAATCTATTGTAATCCATACAATGCACCTCAAAACATTAGATAATAAAATTTTAACACTATCTTTACTTAAAGTAAAGTAAAAATTATAGTAGTTGTGATTTTAAGAACTCTTCTTTAAGAATACAAGCATCCTTTAATTTATCATATCTAAATCCGATAAATACACAATGTGCGAACCTACCATTTTTAGTAATTTGTTGCCCATCAATCTCTACAACTTTACCATAGTATTCCGGTTTAAGTACTGTCTTACCATTTACAACAGTTCCCATATTCTTACGCATATCAAGATTGAAACCACTGAACTTACCAATCTCTCTAACTTCCTGTGTACCATCTTCTTTTTCAACATACACAGAAACACAGATAGAACCTATCATGTTCTCAAACGAAGAACCCTTATTACCCAACTCATAGCCTGTAATAAAAGCATCAATAGTATCACCAAATGAAAAAGTTATATCGCCACTTACATCATCTAATGTATCAAAAGCACTTAAAGACGATTGAGAATTAAATGCACTCAGTGAATCTGATAAAGACCTCTTACACTTAACCCAACCTTTAAAATTCCTAGTTGTATCAGGTACATACACACCATCTAATCGTTTAGCAACTGTACCCTCTAACCCTAGACTAATTAAATGCTTATAAAACTCTTTCTTATTATCCACTACGTATTTAACAGGTCTAGCATTAAAGTTAGCACCAACTAACATATCAATAATTGATGATAAATATTCCCTACGCTCATACAAAGGAGTATCCATTATCCACTTATCATCACAGTAAATGCAATCAAATGCATTAAACACTAAGTCTAAATCATTAAAATCTTGAATATCTAATGCCCTATCAGTATTAGAACCTAAGATAGATGTAACTGCTTGTAACTGAGAACTTGTATCTACTCCATAACCATCTAACACAGTACATATATTAGGGTTATCTGATGTCAACTCACAATCTAAAATAAAAGTTCTATCTAACCTACCATATGAGAAATCTTTAGGTAATTTAACTTTTTCAGTAAACTCTATGGGGAGCAAGTCAATATCACTATTATGTCTACTATATAAGTGAATACCTGTACCATCGTTAATAATAAAACATCTAACACCATTTAACTTCTGTTCCATTGACCAATTATCTGAATCCCACACCTCTTGTTGCTGTTCTTCTTTAAAAGAATCAATCCTACCAGCCAACATAGGTGATTTTAACTGTAGCATTAGCTTTAAATGCTCGGGAGTATTTCCAACACTACCATATCTAATAGAAAGATTATGCTCTCTAATTGGTTTGATGTAATCTTCTTTCTTTAAAGACTTACCATCTTCTCTACTAGGAATATTGATTCCACAGTCATAAGACATCTGCTTTAACTCATTTAAAGTTCTACCAACACTAATTGCCACAAGAAATAACCTCCTTTAAATTAAGTAAAGCATCCTCATTTAAAGAGATATCATTACCCATAATATCGCCAATCTCAATATTTAGAGATTTACATAATTTTAAGATAGTAGATACCGATGGACAAGTCTTTGAACCCTTGCCCATCCTTAAATCCTCAATCCTACATACTACATCTCGACTAATACCAGTTAAATTAGAGAATTCAGATATTGTTGTTTCTAGTACATTAACCCTAATGTATCGAACATTCTTACCTAACTGAACTAACTCTAACATATCACTCATTAGCAACACCACGCTTAATAAAAGAAATTAATGAATTCTTATCGTAATCATTGTCAACTTTGTTATTGATAATATCAAGAATATCATCAATAGAACCATCTAACCTAATACCATATCTAGCTAATTTACCATTCATTAAAGCATTAGAAGTAACAAACTCATAAGCATCATCAACAATATGATAAATATATGTAGATAAACTAGAATTATTCTTATCTAGTACCATATTAGACATTCTACGTAAAATAACTAAACAATCATCAATATCACCAACATCTGATAATAACCAACTCAATGGTACTTCATTAAAGCCTTCAACTTTACCCATATCTACCAAAGACCATTTATTACCAATGTGATAAGCAACATCTAAACGCTCAACAGCACTACCTAGCTTCTCATCTTCATAACTTGCTAAGTATACTTTAACTTGATTAAATTCACCTTTAGTAATATTAAATACTTTTGATGTATCAACATACTTAACTAAATCATCAAATGTTAAGCTATCAAAAATAAACTCTTCCATGCTAATCTCCTAAGCTAAATCTGGCTCAAAATGATACCCTAACTCAGAATCATCCTCAACCATATGAAAATCGTACACTCTACCCATAGACCATCCAACTGATGGGTCAGTAATAATTTCTACTGGCCACTCTGGTAACTTAACAGATTGTGTTTCTTTAATAATCTTTAAAACACGCATTAACTTAGTAGCACGTATTGTATAGCCAATTTCATCATGAATAGCAACCCTCCAAGCAACATCGTTCTTGAATTCTTCATTATTAAATAATGCTTTCCATAACTTAATCATTACCATTTTAAGAATATCACCAGCAACACCCTGTACACTTGTGTTACCAGCACTACGATTAGCAAAACCTATCTGTTTATTCTCATAATAAGAACGTAGCCTACGTGGTCTACCAAAGAATGTCTGTAACATTCCTTTACGTCTAGCACTATAGATTAACCTATCTTGCCACTGGAATAAAGTCGGTAATGCTTTCTTATACTTATTGTAGAAATCCTCAGCTTCTTGTAAAGATTTAAAACCATATCGGCTATCTGCATACAAAGAATGAGAACTAGCACCATATAAGATAGAGAAGTTGGCGTATTTAGCCATCTTACGATAATCCCTATTATAATGCTCCTCACCCCAGATAGCTACAGCAGTATTACCACATACTGATGTCTTACCATTTCTACGTACAAATAGCAACGTACTAGGAACTGCAAAACACACAGACTTTACTGGTTTATCATACTTGATAATCTCAGTCTTTCTATTTGAACCTCGTACAACCCTCTTATCCTTAACATAATTTAACTTATATAAATTAGTACTATATCTATCAGAAACATCTCTAATATTTGTAGAGTACCCAATATTAATAAGAATTAATTGTAACTGTTCAACTAACTTTTTAGACTGCACTAATAGAGTCCTAGAGTTTTCTCTCCCTTCCCTATTATCATGTAAACCATCACCATCATACATAGCATCTAAGAATTTAATTAGTAACCTATCACTAAATTGTAGCATCTTATTAGAAAGAACCCTATCTTTCTTTAAGTTCCCACCAATATATTCAACAACTACATCAAACAAAGCTGAACTTGTTAAACTAAATCGATGGAAATTCCCATTTAAAATAGATACCCCTCCACATATAGTTGTTTCTTTACCTTTACAGTAATCAATCTCTTCTTTAAAGAGTTCACCAAGTCTTCTATTTAAGTCTTGCATTCTAGCTAAAACATCTGCCTTAACTTCTGACTGTGAAAAGTAAACTGTCTTAGTTCCACAACTACGCAAACAAGTACCACCATCTGTAATGACATACCCTAATAACTCAACAAAATCATCTACAGAAATGCTAAAACCATCTTTATGATATGTAGACTTAATATCAATGTTACCTCTATCAATAACAATATCTGAATCCCTTAGTACTTTATTGGATATAGGACTACAAATGGTATGATAATACCTCTTTTTATATAATTCGTCTGCTCGTTTCACATACCAATTATCTCTACCTTTATCATACATACGATGATTAGGAGTAACTAATAAATCAGTATTATTACCAACAAAATGATACATTGTATCTGTTTCATTGAAATATGCATGACCAGCTTTAACAAACTCTAATTCTTTAGTATCTTCATTATATTGTGCAATCTCAGTATCAATACCAATATGCTCATAAGTTTTCCAACCATCTCTTGTTAAAAACTCAGTATCTAAAGAATAACACCTCTTATGAATGTCATCCCCATTAACAAAAGCATCAACCCAATTAGGCTCACGGCTTAAATTAGCGGCAATACGTAACTCTTCTGCGGCATAGTCAAAACTTGTATATAAAAATTCATCATCTCCACTATCTTCTAACATCTTAGGTGATATAGCCATACGAATATTTAAATCATCATCCATACCCTCTACCCAACCGATATAAGTAGAGTCATCAGGTACTATATGTTTACCCTCTTCATCATAAGATGAGTAGACAAACTTATAACCCATGATAATATTATCTTTTTTAGAGAATAAATTTCTATCACCTAAGTCAAATACGTCTTCCATCTTTACATGTGGCTTGGGTAATGACTGGGCGTTAATGGGACTAAAGAAAGAATTCTTCCCATCCTTACCACAAGCAAGCCTTCCAGTTGGTACTTCAGTAGTTTTATAAGCGAACCTACAATAACCCCTACGTTCATACTCTTTCAACAAAGGTTTAATATATGAAGATATTAATTTAGCTGTTTTCTTATAGTTGATATACGACTTCAAAGCAGGGAACTTTTCTACATACTCTTTAGGTAAATCTTCCAATATTTTAATACCAACTGACATAGTACCCTTAGAAGTACGCTCACCAGTATCAATTCCCAACCTCTCAAAAGCTTGTGCAACTTGTACAGGTGAATTCAAATTAATCTGTCCACCTATCATAGCATACACATCTCTCTCCATCTTATCTACCCTATCTGTGGCTATAATGTAAAGATTTTTAAGTACATCACCATCCAACCAAATCCTCTCATTCTCATAATGTAATAAAGGATATAACATCAGATTATCGAATTTAGCAGAATGTTTAGCCTCTGTAAAATACTTAACTGTAGCAGTTGCAAGTAAAAATGTACACAACGCATCAGCGGCAGCATAAAATACTGTATCTTGATTTTCAGATGGGTTTAGGTAAAAGAATGAACCAGCATTTTCAATTACTTCATCAAAATGTAACTGCTCGATTCCTAAGAAATGTAAACTAGACCATTTAAGACTAGGATATTTCTGATTAGTATCTGCTAACCACACAGGAACAGAAACATCATAATAATCAACTTTAGACATATCAAACTTAGCATACATCCAACGTCTTTTATCTAAATCAGCTTTATTCTCTTTATACCCATAGTATTCCATAATCCGTGCATCATAACGCATATTATACATGAATACCTTCTTAGCTTCACACATACGCTCATAGATGAATTTTACAGATTCCTCACCTAAATTACCCCCATACTGAAAATGATATACAGGCACATAATATGCCGTTTTACCATCTAAACAAAAAGAGTAGCCTACCAAGTCAATCTCTTCAAAATCTAAACCTGTTGTTTCAGTATCAAAAGCCATATAGTAGTCTTTTTTATCTTTAAAGATACTCTCTAAGTCTTCCATACTTTCAACTAATACAAAGTTAAAATTTTTATACCAATTCTCTATTTTTGGAACAGCACCTACCCAATGTTTATAGTCACTCTTAGCTTTCTCATTAGCCATAGATAGATTTTATTCCTTTCTATTAAACCTACAATTAAACATAAGACCAACATAGTAATCTAACCCACCACCACTCATGAATACATCTGAAATATGTACACATAAGTCATCATCTTGAAGAAGAAAACTAATTGTCTCACTTATATCTCGTGATACATACCCAACATGATATGTTCCACTATAACCATCAACAGACAACATAACTTTTACAGCATGCTCATCATGAATATTGTCAGGCTCACGTACTAACTCTAATATAACCTTATCAACCATATTATTATCTAGTATAACCTGTAACACATCTTGTGCTTTATACTGAAAAGTGCTACCAACCAACTTTAATGTGAATACACAATCAGTAATATCACATGATAAATTCTGTAAAAACAAAGGTAACTCTCTACTCATTTTGAAAATCCACCCCTTGTATTTACTAATAACTTAGTTTTAGAGAAAAGTATCTTAATTGCATACCTCTCTGACAATACACCCATTATAGGATTTTCAACTATAACACCTCTAGACCTAAGAGTTTTAGCAAGCTTTAAAAATCTATCGCTCCTAGCCAACAATACTATTTTATTTGTACCTAATGATAGACATAAACGATACAGTTCTTCAGCAACTATATTACACCAACTAGTATTTTGTATGATATCCCTTAAAGTAACAGAACCATCTAATATATCGTCTTGATACATTACACCCATACCAGTTAAATATACGATATCCATCTTCTCTATATCTGAGTATTCTACCAATAACTTTAAAAAAGTACTCCTAGTTAAATAATCAGCAACTCTTTTATTTTTCTTCTTACTTGTACCCCTAGTATGTAGTGGTATTACTGCAAGTCCATTACCTATAACAGGAACATTAGCCATTGATTGACTCTAATAACACACAATCATTTTCTACACCTGTAGATTCATTAATTGTTTTATATTTATTGAAGAAATCATCAGAAGAATTGAATTCTTCCCCAATAATTGAAGTAATATCAGAATTAGTAATCTTAACCTTACCATTAGGTAAACGAATAGCTGTAATTTTAGCCATAGCATTTTCTCCTTTTTAAAATAAAAATAGGTATTGTAGTTAATAATATTTTCTACATTACCTATTATACTTAATTTTAAGTAACTTTACAACTATAATTTACTTAAAATTCATACTATTTTATTCTTGAATTAATGATAAGACCTTATATAAAGCGTTTTTATACTGCTCATACGATACCTTACCAACTTTAAAAGTAGATAATACATTTTTATTGTAGTATTCCCATCCTGTATCCTCTACTACAACATCCTTAACCTTTTCATCATGCTTACCAATATATGATAATCTCTCTTCCTTAGATAGGGTAGACCATATCTTCTTAAAGATTAAATTTACATCCTTACCAAATAAAATCTTTAAAGCGTGATAAGAACTGTAGACTTTGTTTTCAGAAAAGCAATATAACAAATCTGTATCTGAATGATACTTAGCAGACGGTTTACCTGTGATATCGTCATCATGAAAAGGACAATACATAGTAGAGCCATCAATGTAACATCCATATTCTTTCAATAAATCACTAAGCCTAAAGTAATGATTTATTACATCAACTTTAACTAAAGGATTTATCTCACCAACTAATGTTTTATCAAAATCACTACCACTAGTCTTATTTGTATTAACTAAACTATTATCTACTTTTGATATATCTACACCCATATCAAAAGAGTTCTCATTTTTAGTTTTTTCTTTATTTTTAAACCCTATCCCATCAACATCAAATAATCCCATGATATAATCTCCCATAAATAAAATAGAGGTGTACTTAAAATTGTACACCTCTATTATACACTATTTTTTTCTTATGTTAACACCTAATTTTTTAGAGTTCGCAACAATATCTTCAACTTTACTAGATACATCGTCAATTTTATCATCTACTGTATCAGTAATGTTATCTACTCTATCAGTGATACCATTAACTTCTGTATCTACTTTAGAAGAAACTTCATCAACAGTATTATTAACTGTATCTACTACTTTATCTTGTGTAGAAGTAACAACACTATCAATACTCTTACCCAAGAATAAAACTCTAATACATTCAATCAATTTGTCAATAAAACCCATATGAATCACCTAGATTCCTAACTCATCAGACAACATTTGAATAGCCTTATCTTTCTCTTCCCTAAACCTATGATTTAAGTTTTCCCTCAAAGAAGAATTATTCCACTCTGTAGTCATACAAACGTCATAGATAGATGTGATTAAATCATAATCAAATCGTTTCTCATCTACATAAGAAAGATTTTGTAAATCAAGATTTAATTTCTCACCCATAATCACTAAAGCATCTTCAAACATCTCTACAATGTTACCAGTACCATACTGAATTGCCCTAGAGAAAATTACATCTTTCATAGTCTCACTATGATTTTCAATGTTAAATAAATGTTCCCTTAACAACTCAACTGATACATCATAATACTTATGAATAGCATATGAATGTTGCATGTTGTAGAAATTCTCATAGTCATTATTAGCAAAATACGTCCATGCGTTGTCAAAGTCATATGAACCAATTTCATATTTATCTAACTCTTCTGCAATCCAGCTATATTCTGAATTTAAACCCCATGCAATAAAATCATCTACTGAACCTACATTACTAGCTAATTGATACATACCATATGACTTACCACCATAATCTCCCTCACCAGTAGAGATGGCACCGATATCGCCATTAGATTCATACTCCTTACTTAGGTCACCTATCATAAAATATCTCCTATATACCATACGCATACTAAAACAATACCTACCAAAACAAATTATTTATCAATGTGTAATGGTAACTTAGGAGATTTACTCCCATCAGAACCCACATTGACTTGAATACTATTATTTGTTACTGGTGTTTTATTATCCTTATCAACAGAATCAGGTATACCATCACCATCTGAATCTGTAAATAAACCGATAATCGCCATTAAACACGCAACAGCAGAAACACCTGTGAGTATACTAATTAACTGTTCTAACCTCGGTAAAAACTTTAGTATCATATCAGGCTTATAATCATAAAATACACCTAAAACAACAAACACTATATCTAATACTATTGGTAACAACCAAATAAGAGCAAGTATTCCTATGAAAACTTGAATTTTCTTAGGAATACCACTCTTAGCATTATTTAATAGTGTTTGGAAGATAGGTGTAACATTCTTTAAACCATTAAAGTCCATAAGATACACCTCTCACCAATACTATCTATTTTATGAATATCTTATGTATATTTAATTATTATCTATTATAAACGGTTAACAACCTCACTGGAGTCACACCCAAATGTATACAATAACTAATAAGCAGGCCTTAATTTACCTGTAATAAAACTATACTCTAAATGTCTACCATCGTTAGGGAATTCATAGTAACCAGTGTTATTAAATTTAACCTTTTGATTACCACTGCCTACTCTAGCTCCATTATACTGGATAGTATCATAACCTAAGGTGACTTTATAACCACCTGTATTAGAATCATACACTTCTTTGAAAACTTGGTCTCTATTAATCTTAATAGATAAATAGTCAATACCCTCGAATGTTTGCGAATTAGTAATATTTTGTGGTAATTGTCCACCTTTATTTGATACATTTGTGAAGTCTAACTCTAAGAAAGAACCATTACCTACAAAATAGTACCAAATACTAGGTAACTCACGTTGATAGTTGCTAGGACCTTGAGTACTGTAATCTAATTCAGTAAACTTAACCTTAATACCATTAGTAAATTCTTTTACAGTATAGCTAATTTTATCAGCATACCCAGCACCTACACTAACAGAGAATGTTCTATTTAAGATACCGAAACGTTCGTCTTCTTCAACATCCTCACTTACAGGGTCTGTTATAGGATTTTCAGTATTCTTAACTAAAGGTGCAATATTGTTATACTCGCTAATCAAATTAACTCTACCAGAAGAATCAGGAGTAGAAAGCAATAACTCTAATTTATCACCTTCTTGATATCCTATATTATCAAATACAGAACCACCATCTACCTTAAATAGACATAGTGAACCTCTCACACTTAATCTTAAAGAGTTACCTCTCTTAGCTATAAAGCTATATTTATAACTTTCTTCACTTACTCTTCTAGAAATCTTATTCTCACTAACCATAGTGCTAACGCTTTCATCATAATTAAGACTAAGAGTTAACTCTTTAACTAAACCTGTACGTAAGTTCTTTACTAAGCCAACACTTTCAGCAGAGTACTGATTTGAGTAAGAATTAAATACTCCTCTTATCTTGCTAAGATTTTCATTACTAGAATTATCATCTAAGTATTTAACATATGAAGTGAATACACCAGGAATAGCCATACCCTTTTTGACATCATAAACAATCCTAATATAACTATCAGCTAAATTACCAGCAGTAGTTGTAACAGAAATATCCTTATCTCTAGTTACCCCTTTATTGGTAATTGATACAGTGTAATTATGAGTTCCAAATTTAAAAGGTATTTGATATCTCTTAAAGTTTTCACCACCGAAACCTACATAATATTTATTTTTATCTAGAGAACTATATTCTGTACTATTAATTGGTGCTCCTGTAATATCTAAAACAGAATTATCTGCTTTATCTTTTACTACTACACTCTCAGCACTAGAAAGAATCTTATTATCTTGAATAATAGTTTCAGCAAGTTTAATTAAGTCTGATGACTCTACAGTAGTTTTTGAATAATCAGCAGGTAAAAGACCTATGTACTTTAAATCATCTACATTTAAAGAAGTCCCACTTGTACTACCATTAGTACTGCTAGTATAGTTATTAATAGACTGTACTACATCTTCATCATTATTAGTACTGATGATACCTTTATTATTCAACGCAGTTTTAACATCAGACTTAAATTGAGTCAAAGTTTGATTATCTGACTTTAACGCTTTGTACTTTGTAATAAACTTGTCAATCTCATTAACAATTTCTTCTACTATCATTATATAGCCCTCTTACAACTTAGAATTGATTTCTTTTAACTTATTTAAAACATCTGTAAACATCTTATCTACCTCAGATGCCCTGTAAATAACTTTACCTTCTTTACTTTCACCTACACCATCAAGCTCCTTAGTTGATAACATGGTTCTAGAAACTCCTTTATCATCAAACCATGTTATCCTTGTACCAACTAAAGCCATTGGTGATTTTTGATTACCAACTTCAGTACCATTACCACTAGAACATTTAATTAAATTTCTAAATGCACCAGTTGTATCTGTACCATACAAAGGTATGTTATTAGGTAAAGAAAAGTTATCTTTTGTAGCTATATTATCTATGAAGTACATGTTAGAGTAATGGCAATATATATCTACACCAGAGTTTGTATTAACTGCCATATAGATGTTCTCATCTTTTACAGCAAAATCCTCTATCTCTAAACCACTTACTGTCTCTAAAAATTGAATACCACTAGTTGCCTTATTAACTAAGTACTCAGTAGCAAAAACTACCTGTCCTTTGTAAAACAAAGCACCATTGGAATCATTATTCTTAGAATTTACATTCACTGTCTCAGACTTAGTTTTAGTGAAACTAGCATCATAATACTCTAAGTTACGTGATGAATTGTCAACACCAGGAACAATAGATACATACGTATCAGTTTCATCATCATAAGCTAAATTGAAAGCCTTACCTGATATAGTCTTAGTTGTATCAATACTTAAATCAGGATTTAAGTATGTAATCTGATTCACATTTACTGCACCATTAGTTACAATAATTTTATCTATCTTACTATTATAAGTTAATGTATTGCAATGACCTAACCTATTCTTATCTGTATACTGAACAGTCTTCGTCCTAGAAAAGTCTGTAGAATTTAAGTTGTATAATACTTGTGTGTTATTGTCAGAACTAATACATGCTAACACAAACTCCCTAGTCTTACTATTATAAGTAAAACCCTGACACTGAGTAATAGGTGCATTTAGTTTGAGTGTAGCAACTTTCTTAATATTTCTAACATCCCTAACTATAAAAGGAGATAGGTTAGGTAAAGTTATTCTACCTATTTTAACTCTTGCCATCTACTTAATCTCCTTCCAAAAGCCTATAATATCAAAAATATACCTCTTGTTATTGCCTGTAACACCCCAACCCTTAATATTCCTAGAGTTAGGTTCTACATAAATACTATTGTTATTAACATCAACAGATGTCTCTAATAACCTTGTAGGTACAGGTGCATTTGCTGGTAATGTAGCAATAGTACCACCATTGCCACTATTCTGTGTCATCTTGATATCCAAGTGTAGCTTACCAAACCCACTGATAGGACTATACTCTAAATAACCCCTACCTGTACCAGCTGCTCCAGGAACTGCAACACCCCACACAACATCATAAATCTTAGTAGTACCATAAGCTATAGTGTCAGTCTGTGTATTTGTTGTTGGTGTATTACTTACCTCAGGATATGTAATATCAACATACACATCACCATTATTTTCTACAGTAAAGTCAAGAGTTGGAACACCACTAGCTTTAGGTATTTTATTCTCTACAACCTTTAATTCTTCTTTAGTAGCTAGTCTAGAAGTGTCAACACTAGAACCACTACCACCACTAGAAATAGAATTTACCCTTGTCTTAATATCTTTGATATCTCTACCAACAGTCTGTGCTAATGTCTGTATATTCTGCACTAATTGTGTATTAGTATCAGCCATAAGCAATCACCTACTAACTATCACGTGCTGTCGTATATACACTCACCAAATCCACTGTAGGGTCACCAATACCTAAATTAGAACATGCTTGTTGTTTTTGAGCCGTAGATAAAGACTGTGCTTGACTATAATCTAATTTGTTAGCAACAGATGTAGTTAACGCTGTTGTAACTGTTTTATCACTCTTTAATGCATCTTGAACTTCCTTAAATGTATCCATAGTAGCATCAGCACCATTAACAAGATTAGTAACAGCCTCTTGAATTTTATCTGTTAACTCTTGTTTAGTTGCCATAGTACTTAAATCAACACTAGCTTTAATAGTGCCATCTGCATCTAATGTAATACCACTACCAGCTGTTAATTTGTTTTGTTTAGTATCTAGTTTAGTATTTAAACCTGCTGTAGTTGTGTAGTCACCTAACTTAGTTGTCAAAGCACTGTTTTCAACATAATCTGACAAGTCTACAGTAATCTTAGTTAAACCTGTACCAGTATCCTTATTAATTGAAATTTTACCCTCAGCAGTTAACTTATCCTGTTTAGCTTGTAACTTTGTATCAACAGCTTGCTCTGTTACAGCACCACCCTGAGCAGTAACGATATTAGCTTTAACCTCGTTGATAGCTTCAACGATTGAAGATTGATTAGTCGTAGACAAAGAGCCTAACGTACCAATTTTATCATCTGTAGTTTTTACAGATGCTTTAATATTTTTTACATCCGTACCCAACTGAGTCGCAAGATTCTGTAAATTATCCTTTAAATCTGCCATTAATTTTCACCCTTAGCCAGTAAATACAACGCTGTTAAATCAGAAATATTCTCACCCTCATTAACAACAATCTTTTCTGTTGAAACTGATATCACATTTGTCTCTTCATTTAATAAGATACCATTTCCAGCAATTAACTTATCTTGTTTTTCCTTTAGCATATCTTTAACTTCATCTTTAGTAACCTTAACTCTATTAGAAGTCTCTAATGTACCATTATTAGTATTTATCCCATTATGTGAAGTGATATTAACATAATTTGAGTTGATACTAACTTTATTGAACGTACCACTAGATTTAATTATACCCTCATTCATTCTGTAAATACCTCATCACATATCTGTTTTAATACTCTGAAAGGATAAATCCGTGTGCTATAAATATTTGTATCATTTAGTAACTTATACCGAAGTTGTACATTAACAACACTAGGACTGAACATATATGTCTCTAACTCACTTAGAGGTACATACACTAAATTAGTCGTCTTATTAATTTTTACATCTTCAAGTTTTTTCTTCAGTACGGTGATACCTTGTGAGAAATACACAATTAAACTATCTATATTCTCAACACTAATACCCCTACCCATGCTAATTTCAAGAGTAGGGGTAGTACCTCTAAAAAAAGTATTGCTTTTCATGGAACTACCCCCTACCTTTGTAACACTACCTATATATAATTTAATAACAAACAATGATTATGAATTTAAAATTAAAATCTAATCAATCCACAACTCAGCACCATTTGTAAATTTAATCCTGTCAACAGCTTCTAATGGACTAGCACCACCTAAAGGCTTCCAACCATCAGTGCCTGTATTATTAAGTGCTATATAAGACTTACCACCACTCACAGCTAACTGACCAACAAAGTCAGGTTTAACTTCTATAGACAACTTAACTAACTCAGCCTTCTTAACAAATGCATCATCTGTTTGTTTCTTAGAATAAATCGCACTCCCATAATGTTTGGTAGATAGTAATGAATATGATGCATCACCACCATCCCACGTTTTAACATCTTTACCAATTAAAATAGTATTAGTCGATTTATCACCAATTTCAGACGAACCAGATTTGCCAACCTTAGCCAAGCTTATCTCTTTACCATCAGCAGTTAAACCAAGCAATGGTGAATTGTTAGCAAGCAACAACCTATTTACTTTCATATTATTGATGTGTATAGAGTTGAATTTATTGTGCATACCACTAAAGATATGAACATTATGTCCTTCTAACACAGCAAAATATACTACACCATTCTTAATATCAAAGTCCTCAATCTCATAAGCCTTATCTATATCAACTACAGTCTTAACATTACCAAACACGTCAAATTGGAATATTTCATGTAAACTAGCACACATAATTGTACCATTATAGAACATAGCACCATTGTTATTATAGTCTTTTGTTAAGAAATCCACATCAAACTCTTTTATAACAGCAAAATTGCTATCTAGAATATATACATGTCTAACTCCTGTAGTTCTATCGCCAGGCATAATAGAACAATAACACTTAGTGATAGGGTCATATGCAAAATTATATTTCTTAACCTGTGCAGAATCAGTATGTACACCTGTAATTGAGTAATTGTTATCCAACTTAGCCATCCTAAATGGATTAGAATTAGTATCACCATTACAAACATATAAGGTATTAGTGTCTTTATTATATGTCATCGTGTTACAATGACCTAATTTTTCTACATCACTAAAATCTACTCTACGTTTTTGAGTGTTTAAATCATCACCATCTAAAATATACAATACTTGATTTGTATTGTCTGAATTAATAGTAGCAAGTACAAACTCATTTCTATTAGAATTATAAGCAAAACCCTGACACTGATTAACCTTATTTGTATCTAACTCCACAGACCTTACATATTCAATATTAGTAGGTGAAGTAATAAACATATCATCATTCTTAATGAAAGGAACTTTATTACTAAAAGAACCTAATACAATAACATCCTTACACTCACCAATAAAGATGTTCTTAGACAACTTATATACACCAGGACTAATAATTAAGATTTTACCCCTAGCATCATTAACGCACTGCTCAAACTTAGCTGTATCATCAACAACACCATCAGCACCCATCTTATACTCTTCTGTAGCCACAATATCACTATGACCAGTCCTAAGATTAGCTAACCTAGTATCTACAATATTATCAATCTTAGTGTTAATTGCCTTAGACGATTCTTTAATCTTATCGTCTACGTCTTTTGCAGTAACAGTAGTAATAGCACCTAGCTTCCTCTTAGCCTCATCTATATAGTTATTAACTGTATTAGATAAAGTTGAAGTTGCTTCTGTAACCTTTGTATTTACAACTCTCTTAGCTTCTTCAGTAATAGATAATACTTTAGGGTCTACCTTCTCATTAATCATCCTAGTAACAGCTGTATCAGATAATGTACTACTTAACCTACTATTAATGATAGGTGTAACTACTGTATCAACCCTCTTAGATACCTCTCTAGAAAGACTGTCATCTACAATACTAGAAACCTGTGTTGGAACTGAACTAGCAAGCTGTTTAGTAACCTCTGACTCAACCTTACTAGGAACTTTAGCGTCAAGTTGTTTAGTAACCTCACTAGACATCATAGCAGGCCCCTGTAAACCTACCTCTTTCTGTACAAGCGGCCCAATAGAAGAACCTACATGAGATACTACTAAATCATCAATCTCACTAGAAGATAATTGCCATATGGACTGTTGCGACCACTTACCACTTGATGTAGTAGTACCACTCTCTTTACAGAACCACATAGTACATTTATCATCTGAATTTAAGATATCTAAGTTATAGATAATATCCCCTGCTTGCCAAGCATCACCTGTATAAGGACGTTTCTCTGTACCAATAGGATATCTGTAATCATTGTAAATAAAATGTACTACATAATCTTGAAACTTATTCCTATGTACATCGACTGTTAACTTATGTATGGGTGGATTCTCAGGTATAGTAAACTGACCACCACCATTAGCTTTAAGATAGTCGACAACATCCTCTATCTTCTCTTTAGTAAAGTCATCATTTCCTGTGTATAATGACATAGGCACAGTAGATAATGACTTTAACACATCTTCAAGTGTTAAAGTCTCACCACTATCTGTAACTATCTCAACCATTTTATACGGAATTTTATACATCTATACCTACCCTAATCTAAATCAAACTTACGCGGCCACCCTGTTATTGCCATTAATTTACAGTTTTCAGAATATGTCATATCAGCTATATTATCAGAACCTAAAACCCAATCCTCAAACTTCAATGCCCAATACATGCTCGTCTTACCTACAGTATATGCCTTAGGAGAAGGAGTGGCTCTTTTTGCCAACTTTAATGCTAATTTATACTCAGAAACATTAAAACTACATGAATATAAATATTCTGTATTATTATCACCAGACAAATAAAATGTAATAACCTTATAATTATTAAATGTTTTTCTTAAACGAATGTTCCTATCTCGAGCATCACTAGGAGCATATACCCAATCATACAACAAGACATCTACATTATCAAAATCATCAGGATAAACCTGTGTGAATTTTCTATCTGCAACCGATGAACCACCATTGCCACCCCTAGAATATATTTGACCACTATTCTGCTCAATCCACAACTGCATAGACTCATTACTATCATATACACGGCATGGTAAATTAATCAACTGACCATATTTTGTTGGCTGATTTTTAAACACCATTCTATCATAATAAGTCGTAAAACAACCTAAATTGTTTATTTTCTCATTTGTATCAGGTAGCTGTGAATTTTCACTTAGACTATGTAAAGTGTAATAGGACTTAACACCAATATTATAAGGGTCAAAATTAATAAGCTTATTTCCACCAACAAAAACACTATCAAACGGTTGACCACTGAAAGTGTCAACAGCTGAATTTGGCGTGTAACTAAAAGAATTACCTAAGTTCTTAAATGTCTTACCAGAAGATGTGTAAATCACATCACCATAATTATAACTACCACCTTCACCCCAAAACTTAACACCTAAGCCACTTGACAATCCCGAACTTGAAATATCAACCCAATCAGAAGATGAACTAGAGCCAACAGCGAATTTTACACTCTTGTTTGCTTTATTATAGGAAAACTGACCAGTAAAATCAGGTGTCTTAGTGCTATCACCATGTATATTATACTGGTCTACAATAGACCAACCATTATTACCATCAGAAATATAATATTGCGGCCCATTATAAGGATTAAAAGCCTCTATAATCTGCCCCTGACTTACACCCCTAACATCAGGGACTGTTTTTGAACGCTTGTTAAACTTCAAATTAGGCGTTGAATTAGGATAATCAGTTTCTATACTATTAGCATTAAATGGGTGTATAACATTTATCACACCACCATGCTCGGTGTAGAATACTTTTTTAACATCAGTTGCCACATTTTTACCAACAAATGTAGCAGAAGAAGTAGAAGAACACTTAAACCCAATATCAACATTGCCACCAAAAGTAGTACCATCTAAGTAAACAACAGCACCATCCCAAATAGAAAAATGTTTACTCTCTTGACCAGCTGGTGTGTTTGTATTATAAAATTTACAATTCTTAAAGTTATAATACCCATTTGTAGCGGCTATATTAGTGTATACCTTCTTTTGTGTCTCCTGACGTCTAAATGTAATATTATCAAAAGAAAGATAAGAGCAGTCCCTAAAGTACATAGATGGGAATACAGCTTCCCCATCACCCCTAAAATAGAAATTTACCTCATTTTTTAAATTTCTAATATGACAATACCCATTATTATATGAGCTATTTTCAACCTCATTTATATTCCTTACACTAGTATAATCACCAGCACGCACTATAACACCAAGATATGACTGTGAATTTTGATGAATATATCTAACTACATCAGATAGGTATTTAAAAGGACTTAATTTATCACCAGTCTGTAAATCTCCAGTATAACTAGCATCTAGGTAAATACGACCATGAGTAGGCTGTACATTATAACCACCACGAACTAAGTGCTTATTATACTCAACCCTACTATTTTTATTATTATACGTGATTTGAATATCCTCAATCTGGTCTGCCAAAGTATAAATGTTAGCACCTAAATCTTGTAACGCTGCTAGATAGGAATACCCTACTTGAACCATGTGAATGTATTTTCTACCTGCAGTAACTACGACATCTCTAGGGTTTACTTTTTTATAAATTTCAGGCATTTGAGTGATTGCATGATGATGAGATTTTAAAAGGTCAACACTTGCAGGCACGTATTTTGCAGTATTATACATCATATCATACAATACGTCACCCTCAAAAACAGCGACACGTCCAATGTATCTAACCATTAAGCATACAGATACGTTGTTATAATCTGATATGTTATTATCTCTTACAAACTGATAATCCTCATCTGAGTTATTATAAAATGTCAACTCTGCACCATGAAAATCCACAACACCATTTGGAGCGACTTCACACGGTATTCCATTCTTACTACACGCATCTCGAATCATCCTATCAATATTCTGCAATGCACTTACAGGCATAGAATAATTACCAGTCTGAAATGATGTCTTACTCACATCTGGTATATAAACTTTATTTACTAATTTATCATTACATAACCTAACAATATTCCCATAATGGTCTAGATGATAATGAGTAATTAATATAAAATCAAGTTTATTTATTTTATTCCTAGCTAAACTATTCTTAATTGCGGTATATACTGTATCGTTATTTAAACCACAATCAATCATAAACCAATGCGACTTATCTATACCAATTATTTCACAATCACCATTACCATCATCGTAATCATTTGGCTGATATACATCATATACAGGGAACACTATATCTAAAAACTTTTCAGACTCTAATAAACCAACTTTGCTTCCTATCTCTGACATCTTATCTTTTAAGCTGTCTATATTTAAAGTCGTTAAAACATACTCACTGCTACCAATTAAGTCTTTTAACTTTTTATCTAAAGCAGTAACACTTGTATTTACTTTTTCATACTCACTCTTTAATCTTGTCAAATCAGTAACAAGACTTGCAGTTGAATTATTTGTGTACAATGAATGAGTTTGTTGTAAAGAAGAATATAACTCAACAAGCCTTGATTCTAAATTTCTAGCAGAATCATACTGCTCTTTAGCATTAGCTACAACAGAACTTATATCTTGTAAATATTGATGTAAATCATTCTTAATTACATTGGATTTAATCGTAACAATACGAACGTCATCAGTTGCTTTTCTATCAAATAATAACTCAATCTCTGTAGGTGAATTTTCTCGATAATCCCTATCTTTCCACTGCAACACACCATTACAATATACAAATACTTGATTACTATTATAAGGTGTATTTAGTGTAATGACCTTATTGTCACTACCACTAAAGTTTTCAACCTGATACTTATCACCCAAAGATAGTATAATGTCTCGAAGAATGTTGAACTGCTCATCGTAAATCTTCCATATCTCCTTAAATGAGTACCCATTCCCATTTATTGTCTTAAAAGGTTTAATTTCCACTAACTACTACCCCTCTTACACCTTTAACTCATTAATAGCACCAGTAATTGTTTTACTAGTTGTCCTTAACACATCATTACCAACTAATATATCTATCCTATCAACTGTACGTGATAATCTATCAACTGTACTAGATAATGTATTTACAGTCGTAGATAATGTGTTTACAAAATCCGATATAGACTCTAAAGCTACAATGCTTTTATCTAACCGATTAACAGCATCTACTACATTCTTTGAGTTACGTACTGTTATATTACCACTACCCATTTTATCATTAACAGACTTTAACTCTTCTTTAGTTGCTATCTTTGAAACACTAGAAAAAGAACCATCTCTATTTGTCTCAAACACAACATTCATAGTATGATTTATTCTTGTATCAACAGAAACCATCTGAGTCTCAACCTGTTGTACCCTATCAGGTAATGGAGCGATACTCATACTAGCTAAGTCTTTAATCTCTGTATAGGTCTGACCAAAACATGCCCTAGTTAAGTAATTAGAAACCTTTTCTAAAGCCCTAACATCTGAAACACTAGCCACACCCTGTGTACTAGCCAACTCTTTTAAGTAGCTAGATGCTAATGATTTTACTAAATCACCAGCAATATTATTAAAATCACTCTTTAAAATAAAAAGAGTATTACTTTCTGTTTTTGTATACACGTCATCATCAGCCTTAGACTGATTGATAAATGTAATAGGATTGTCTTTGAAGATTCCCTTTAAAATCTCTGAAATCACTTTTATCTTATCGATTGAGTATTTACCAAATGTATCGGGCCCCCAAAGTTCCTCACCATTTTCTGATTCTATTCTTGTTGACATACCCTATATAGCCTCACCCATGATACTATGTGCTATTCTAGAGAAATATTGATTATTAAAGATATAATCACCAACATCTCTCAAAAAACAGAAAGTATCATTGTCTCTTCCCTCTAACTTAAAATGCTTAACACCATTATCTATTAATAAATTAATTTCAGACTCAGACATTGACACACCCAACAAAGGAAAACGCTCTCTAACGTCTAAACACCAAGTATTAATTGTATCTAACTTAGCTTCCTCTAAAGAGCAATCACCACCACTGAGTAATTTTTTGCTTAAATCAACCTGAGCCTTATAATGCTCACCAGCCATAGGACAATCAGGGAAACACCTATGATTAGTTATGAACTCAACCCTATCAATATGCTTTAACCCATGAATTAAATTAGCATCATTCCATTTATTAGGGTTCACTACCACAATATCAAATAAATCAAACAACCTATTATAATAATCTACATTATCCTTACCTAACCCAACTTCAACAGACGGCTTAACTTGTGATGAAATTAATTCTAAAGAGTTGTAATTATTGTAGATGTATTCACCTAACAACTCAGATGTCAAAATAATACCATTCATTCTAACACCATATTTTTGATTGTTATCCTCTAAATGTTGCATAAGTTGATTAGAAACGCTATCTTTTAATTCATCCTTAGTTACGTACATAGAAGAAAATGTTAACCTACAACCAACACCTAACTGATTATATCTATCAATAATCTTAAAAGCATCTTCCATTGATGCATCTTTAGGTGTAACCCTACCACCAACTAAAACAGTTGGTATAGTACCAAATACATATTTAACAGGATTGACTAATCCTAATTCTCTCATCACAATAAATAACTTTTGTATATAATCATCATGTGAATATAATGCACCAATATTCCAATCTATGTTATCAGAATTATAACTCTTTAAAACACCCATTATTTGTTGTCCTCTTTTGTATCTTTTAACTCTTCTCGTATAGATGATAACTCACTAGATAAACTCTCTATCATCTGCATTGCTTTATTTAAAGTATCAGTTGTTACTGCTAAATCCTCTTTAGCCTTAGCCAACTCTAACCTAGCATCATAATTCTTTTGCTCTTCATCTGTCTTCTTAAACATCGTACAGAACATTCTTTGTACTCTTTCAGGCATATTAAACCTCCACTCTATCCTATGTAATAAAAATATAGAGATGTAGCAATAACCACATCTCTATACTATCAATACTATATATACTTGAAATCTTAAACTAAAATTATAGATTAAGTCCTATATTCTTTTTCTTTAAAGATACAAGCAAGCTTTTTAACTCTAGGACGATTAAATGCCTGTGTAGTATTTAAGTCAATTCTAATCTTGAAGAACTTAGAACCCCTAGATGTATTATTAGTAACCATACTATTAATCTTATTAATATTCCATGTATACTGTTTAAACTCCTCATCTACATTTGTAATAGAATCCAAAGATACAGTTTTAACAGTATTACCACTAATATTAACAGTAGTATTATCAGTTGCTAATTTTACCCAATCACCATCTTCTTTATCCATATAAAATACTTCCATAGATGTATTTTGTGGTAAAGCGGCTTGATAACTAATCTTCAATGCTTGATAAGGGTTAGCGAAGTTTGTCTCATCAATAGATTTAGAAATATATGTAGATTGTTTACTATCTAAGAATGTACGTAAAGCAACCCTATCTCTAGCAATAAATGGTGAAGTACTAAAATCAGTTGTAATTTCAGCCTTTAAGTCAATATTCCTAGCATAAGACTGTAAATCCCTAAATACCAAAGTATCAATACTCAACCAATCAGACGGAACCTCACCAGCGCCTGTTTTAGTGAAACGATAGAACCATTTCAAACCTGTTCTACTAGAAGATACATCTTTACTATCGCTATCACTATCAACTTCATAAGATGCATCCAACATAACACCAGTAATATCAGTTAAAGGCACGTTATTAAATACAATCTCACCATTACCTGTATATTGAGTACGATATAATTTAAACATCAAATCAGTACCTTGATGTGCTGTCCATGTACTAGCATTAGAAGAACTGAATAATACACCAGTAGCATATGGGTTAACAACTAATTGCTCATTCTTACCTAAGAATTTATCCCCCATATTAGCTACGTACATTTCATAGTCGTTACTATCGGAAAGTACTACAAAACAATAATACTGCTTAGCATAACAATATACAGGCTGATTCAATACTACCTCAGTAGCTACAGGAACATTATTATCTGTAGGAATTTTAACATCTTTAGGGTCAATTACTACCTCAGCATAAACCTTTTCACCAGGATAGCCATTAACCATATTGCGAATTTGTAATACAGCAGGTCTTGTAGAAGATTTTTTAGCAAAGTATAAATCCAACTTAACTAAGTTTCTATCATACACATTATCCATAATGAATGACTGTGCCAAAGGGTCATTAGCATATAAGTTATCAACCTCAACCAACACTTTATAATGTTGTGTAACAGCAGTTGTATTTGTAACAGTTGTTGTTAAGATAGTACCATTAGCGGTATAGTTAGCTGTACCTGTATGAACCTCACCACTAGAATTTGTAGCTTGCATTTGGAAAGCTACTGTACCACAAGGAGTTTTATCCGGCACAGTAAACTTACATGTTACAGTACCATTACCATCAGCATTAACTGTTGTATATGTTTTACCCTCAACAACATAAGACGTACCTGTTGTGCTTGTACCTGTAGAAGTTAAACTAATAGGTCTACCATTAAATAAACCTCTAATATTCCTAGCGTTCGGCCCAAAAGCAAAACCTTTAACTTTTACATCCTTAACACGCATATACTCATATACTGACTTAGCTACTGACTCAGAAACACTATTAGAAGTTGTAACCTCACCCTTAGTTGTTGTTTCCTTACGTTCAGTACGCATATAACCTCTAAGATTTTTAGTAGCATTTCTAGACCAATAACCATGACTATATACTTTAGTTGTTGTATCGTATTTAACATCCTCAACAGTATTAAATACATTAATTTTATTCGTATTAACCCAATTATCAATAGCAGGGTCTAACTCAATCTTACAAAGCGGCCCATAACTAGCATAAGGGTTAACATTCATAGTACCTGTAGCATATGTCTGACTAACTGCCAATACATTTTGATATGGTGCAGAAATGATGTTACCAAATGTAGCATAACTATCACTTGACCTATCATCAATCGTCATATCAACACTACCAATAGTGGCAGATGTTGTCAACTCACCTCTATCAAAGTCAATACAAGCTGTATAGGATAATCTACTAGCTGTATCTGTATATGTTAAATCTGACTTATTGATATTTTCAAAGCTATCAGTAAAGTAACCAGATAGACTTGATAAATCCTCACCAGCCTCAATACTACGTTCCATATCTAAGGATGCAATGCTATCCTCTAACTTATTAATCCTACGCATCATTAACAACAAATTATCTTGTGTCAACCTAACACCATCATAATTTGTTACACTAGACAACTTAGTACCACTTGTATTTGTACCTAAAGCATCAGTAGGATATACGTCAACATAACCCAACTCTAAATATGCAGACGAACCATTATAAGGAATAATTAAATCTTCAACCCTATCAGGTGTACCCTCAATAACACTCAAATAACCATCGCTATCTAACAAAATTAAATCACGTCTAGCCAGTGTAAAGTTATATGTAAAGTACATCAAAGAGTTTTCTGTAGGTTTACTACCATTATCTAACAATACAATATATGAGCCATCAACTGTATTTTCAACCCTAAAATCTGTACCCTCACGCATAGAATAATTGAAAATATAGTCAACATAATATGTAGTACCTTGTACAGGTTCAGTAGCACCATCACCTGTCAAAGACCAATCCACTTGGTCTGAGTATAATGAGTAATCCCTACCAGCAACGTATACAGTTTCTTTATTATTTTGTGAGTTTTTAGTATAAACACTAACAATACTTTGTACAGGTGTATTATTTAAAGCCTCTTGACCACCTTTAACATTACCCCTAAACTTACGTTCGCCTGTTACAAGAACACTAGCAGTAAAGTTTTGAATTGATGCTACTGGTGAATTAGAAAGCTTATATTTACGAATTGAAGATTTAAAATAGTGAGATTCACTTGTAACTACCCTAGTAGATTTTGATTTATTCAATAAAATACTACTCATAGCTGGCTTAGTTACGTCATAACCACGAATATAAGCCTTACCAGCACTCACATACAATCGAATCTTGTCACCTTCATCTTCAGTAACAGACTGTATGTCTAACCCATCTACTTTATAGTTACCATTTTCATCATATGTACGTTTAGCAAGTACATCATTTAAAATGGAATAGTTATCTGTTTTAGCCTCTTTTACTACAACTCCATCATTTAAGTTGTATACTACAGCAGAATAATCACCCAAAGCACTAGAATCGCTAATAACTGAGAAAGCTACAACTTGTTTTAACCGATTAGCACCAACTTGGTTGTAGTTCTCAGCATTTTGGGCAGGGTCACGTAAAGAACTATCTTGCGTAGCAGTAACAACACTAGTAACTAATGTAGCTACAACTCTCTCTTTACCAACACCTGTGATAGCTAATTTAACCTCTTCTGTATTACGAATTAAACCACCTAAATAAATCCTACCAGCACCAATAGTAATAAAATTATTAGCTATATTTACTTCGCAACCACTAATGACAAACCCATCTTTATATAAGGAATCGCCAATACGTGATAAATAATCCTCTTGAATAGACTGAATTTCATTAAACTCAGATGCCTGTTCTGCCCTACCAGGGATAGCTAAAACTCTAGTATACCCAGCTTTCCGATGCTCTGAATTTACGTCATCATACCTATCATAATAAGGACTTTGTGAAACAACGCTCATCGAATTCTCCTAACATTATAATTAAAACTCTAAGATAATTTTCAATTTTTCCCTAACATCACTATCACGATATACAGGCTTCCTAAAGTCAATTACCTCTAATAAACCTTTATCTGATACTTGATTAGGTAGAAGATTGTACACATTACCCTGAACAGAACCAGCTTTCTTTAAACCAGTATAAATACCAACCTGACGATATGGTTTATCTGTTGGTAACTCATCATAAGATAACTCAGTTGAGATATATACCCACCTAGCACCCTCAGTTACAGCATCTGTAGGTGAAACGATTCGCCAATTCACACCACGATATTCCAAAGAACCATTATCATCTTGAACTACCATAGCCTTAAACTCAGCTTTTTTAAAACCAACAATCTCTTTCATGTCATCTGTATTTTTAGGTACAGGTGGATTATTTTCATAATCCCTCGCTGTATCAAAATTATCAATATCACTAGCACTCCACGGAGTAGATTTACCAATAGCGAAGTAAATGTCATCTTTATTGTAAAAATCTAATGCCCTAGAAACATGTGCCTTTAACGTACAAATAGCCAAAATTAATGTTCCCCCATTAAATATATTTTCTATATACTAAAATAAATTATACTATTATATATTACTTAAACACCTAAGAAATACTACTAAATGAAGTATGTGTAAACTCTAATCTAACAGGTAAATCTTTGTCTGTATTTAATTCAACACCATGAGAATAGAACTCATCTCTATAATCCCACTCATGTAAATCAGCTACATCATCAACTGAATATAAAGAGTCACTAGGTAAAATAGGCTCTGCTTCAACAAAAGCATCAACAACACTAGTAGTTATACCACTCATCTTACCATGCTTAGACCTTATAGATGAATTCTCACTACGTATTGCAGTTAGACGTACCTCTTTATGTACGTCTAAATCTAAACTGTTACTATAAACACTATTAATATCACGTGTAATAGAGTCAATACCCTTATTATTATAAGTATCTAAATACTCACCAGTATCAGCCTTTTTATAACTACTATCTGTTAAACTATCATTCCCATCAACAGAAAACTTATGTGTTAATACAGAAATAGGTAACGTAGAACATGCCATATTCATAATATATTCGTTATTTGTAATATTAGTCAAATGACCACTATGATACCTACGTCCCCTAGTCTCACTATGAATAAGAATGTCCGTTACGATAAATATGTACATATTTTAAATATTACACACTTACACTTTGATATACCTCACGATATATCTTCCTTTTTCATCGTGTCCCACCTTGCATATGCTACTATGGTTTGTATAACACTCCAAAGGCTTAAATTCCCTAGTAACGATAGGTACATATATAGAATATCTTTTATTTGATACCATCTATATTATATTTAGCTAGATTAATTGATGCATTAATATCTCTATCAATAACATTACCACATTCATCACAACTATATACTCTATCAGACAATGTTAAGTCTCTCTTAACATTACCACAACAGCTACAAGTCTTAGAACTAGGATAAAATCTATCTGCTATCACAACTTTAATTCCATACAATTCAGCTTTATACTCTATTTGCCTTCTAAATTCATATAACTTTGAATCAGAAACTGATTTAGAAAGATGTTTATTCTTCATCATACCACTAACATTTAAATCCTCTAAAACTATACGAGATGGTTTGGTTTTCACTATCTCAGTAGTTGTTTGATGTAAATAATTAGTTCTGATGTTTAATAATCTCCTATATAACCCTTGAATTATATGTTTTTGTTTTTGAATGTTTTTACACAAATCTAGGTCTTTTTTATATTTAGGTCTATTCTTATTGTCACAATAACTTGTATTTATAAGAATTTTACGTGAGAATTTACGTTGCTCACGTTTTAACTTTCTTTCTAACCTCTTAACCTCATAAGTTTTATTGATATTATGATACTTCTTAACTACAGTACCATCTTGATTAGAAACAACAGCTAACTCTTTAATACCTAAGTCTATACCAAGTCTATTATCTAACAATTTAGTATCTACCCTACTAACCTCAAAACTAATAGATAAATACCAAAATTTACCATCATATGTAATTCTAGACTTACGATATTTTTGATTCTTACCTATCTTAGGTAATGATTCTCTAGTCTTTACAACACCAATCTTTTCGCCATGAAATCCGTTTGTTGTTCTTTTTAAACTCTCATAATTTACATAGAAACTAGGTTTAGACTTCTTCTTAGACTTAAATTTAGGATAACCTTTGTTATGTTTAAAGAAGTTCTGTAATGCTATGTTGGCGTCTTTGACACCTTGTTTCATTACATTACTTCCAACTTCTTTAAGCCATGTATGTGTAGTCTTTTTAAGATGATTATTAATATACTTTCTAACATCTTTTTCAGATATATACTTAGGTTTACTGTTATCTTCTAACCATTCTTGATATATCCTATAACTCTCCGATAAAAAGTAATTATATGACCATCTAGCAACACCAACACTCTTCCAAAACAAAACCTCTTGCTCTTTTGTCGGTAATAACCTAATCTTAACTGACCTATATATTTTATTATCGTTACTATTTAATTTTTCTTCCAAGTTGACACCTCCTTTCTATACAATTTAATTATATAGAATACATCGAGAATGTCAACTTTATATGTAATATTATAATTTAGACATATTTATCTTATTCACACTAGAACGCAACTTCTAATGCAGTCTTACTATCACTAGCAGACCTCTTATGCTTTCACATAAGCGTAGACTATATCTTCATCCTGTCTATCTTAAAACAGGAGCAACATTTTTCCTCCGCCATAAGCTTGCGGTTTTACTCTCCCTCAAGGAGATAGTCGTTGAAGGTCTCCCATATCTTATTATTAAGACTTAGGGCTTTCCCTGCTAAACATCCATTGTTTATAGCACTTAGAACATACGTCTTCTGAGGTTCACTATTTTATCACTCAGACACTGATATGCTTTTATTTCATCATATGCCATCTCTACTATTTTTTCTGCTTTCGCACCTTAGATTGTTTAATCTCAGCTTATCTTTTCAGATTACTGTTTAGGTTGTAGAGCTTTAGGAATTAAAAGCAATTAACGTTGAGTCTGCACCCCTTACAGGATACAGAGGGTATTCTGTTCAAATAAATTTTTAAATTATTGTAACAGTTTTGTTACCCAAAGTTCCTCCATATCAACTAACATATCTATCTCATAAGTGAAATCTATGTCAGTATCCCTGTCATATGGTGGATTTTCTTCAAACACATTCTTAGGATATATCCTCATTTTCTTGTAGAAAGATAATTCATTAAAAGAACCTATCTCTAAATTATCTATCCCATCATTAGGAAAGAATGATGACTCAATCTGAAATATATACTTCCTACCAGCAGGAGTTACCTCATAAATCCTACGTTTTACTTCTTTAGTTAAATTAGGAACAGACAATAATATAATGCCAGGCATATATGTTTTGCCATCTTCAAATACATGTGTACTTGAAAACTTAGATATGCTATGCCTAAAGATTTTATCACGTGGCAACTCAAATGTAGCAGACTGTGATGGCTGATAATAACCAGGAATCCATAAGTCACCACCAACCCAACCAACATTATCACCCCACGTTGCGGCGTCTATAATTGATTTTTTAGAACCCCTCTGCTCCCAAATGTTAAACATACGCATTGAAAGTTCTCTATTGAAATCATTCTTAGCTAAATGTTGATAAGTATAATTATTAAAAGCACCCAAAGACTGTAGAAACTTCATAGGTACTTTATCATTATTAATTAATGATGTAAAATTCCGTATATTCTCTTCATTAATATCAAACTGTTGTGTTAACAAATAGAAGAAAACTAAGAAATTCTCATTCTCTCTATACTTCTCAGGTATTAAAGTCATGTATTTACTATTTTTTATTCTATCAATTAGTTTCATACATAACCCCTACAACTCTTCTACAATCCTAACTGTTACCTTACCCAATTTAGGGAATTGTATATTACCAACCTCAACATCTTTATTAGGTGTTCTTACCAATACATCTTTAATATAAGGAGAATAAGCCTTAACCCTAGATGTCATAAGTGAATAAGATATGTCTCTACCAAAAGACATATTCTCAGCACGATATGTCATATACAAGTATGATGCTATCTCAGACCTAAGCCTTTCTCTAGCTGTCTCATTATCTAGAGATAATACAACGTCAACATCAATATTAAAGTCAACACTCTCAACCTCTAATACATGAACAGTAACATCAGCAATAGCCTTAGACATTAATTCTTTCTTTAACTTTTCTCGTGTTAACTCACCTAAAGACTCACCCAAAGTATTAACTGCCCACACCTTAACAATATAAGGCTCTGTAACATAATCTGAATACTTCCAATCTCTAACTACAGCTTGAAACACATAAGGCTGCTCATATACTGCCGTCTCAAAATCCTCTAAAGTAATATACCTATCCATTGTGATAGCATTACGTCTAGCAAGAACTTTCATATTTTGTAAATCAGCACTACTAGGTAAGTTTGATGCATCATATGATTTTGTTGTATTATATATCCTTTGTACATCTTGTATATTCATATTAATAGTATCTATCACATCCATATCGATAATACCATTAATACCATTTGTTGTTACAAAATTAATATCTAAACTCTCACCATCTTCAATTAACTGTAGAAAGTTTACAGACATTAAAACGTATACCTGACCATCACTATCAACATGTACAGAATACCATCTACCACCTTCATATTTTAGTAATGCATCATCACATTCTTTCCACACATTACCATGTTGTACTATTTCAACAGAACCATCTGAAACATTCTTGTATCCCAAGTAGATACGTCTTGAAATATCACCATCAACATTCTTATTACTAGTGAAATCATCCTTAGACCACGTGATAGACCTTGCCACACCTTCCATGACAGGAATATCAATGTAATCAAACTGACCACTACGTGTAATTGTATCTTTAGCTACAAAGTTTACAATACTAGAATTAATACTACTTGTAAAAGAAGTATATTTAGGTATAGTAATCTCTCTATCATCATTATTAACAAATACAATCCTTACCTTACACTCAGATGATTTTGCTAATGGTATTCTATAATTCATAGAACGTAATAATGCTCGTACATTTTTATCTTGAACAGCTGTATCTAAATATGTCTCAAAAGCCTGTGCATCAAGATAAAAGTTTTGCATATCTTGTACACCAGCCATTAACTCAATAAGTGTAATACCTAAGTCAGATTCATTAAAATCTGTCCACTTATCTGTCAACTTAGGTATAGCGTTAATCAATTCTTTACGAATACTAACAATATCCCTATTTGTATAAGACAATGTGTTATTACTATTAGCCAAAAACTAACCCCCTTTCTAGTATGATGTAGTACTAACAGCACCACCAAATTCATACATATCTACACCATCAATCGTCCTATTGAATGGATATACATATGAACCTATGATATTACTATTAGCTAACCTATATGTTATATGTACTGGAACAATATTTGAATCTTCCCAATTATTACCAATACTAACGTCTTCTACAACAATCCTCTTTTCCCAATTCCCTAAAGCTTCCTTAACATAAATAGAAACTAGGTCATGTGCTACAAATCTATTTTGCTCAAATACAACTAAATGTAATCGACTACCAAATTCAGGCAGAAAGAACCTCTCTCCAACCCTTGTAGATAGTATAGTATAGATACTTTCATTAATCTTATCTTCACCACTAATTACATTCGTTATACCTTTACCATCTCGTAAATTCTGTTTAAATGTTTTTGATAGGGATAATCCACTACCAGCTATTGTATCTTTAAATTCCTCATTATAATAAAAAGCCATATTATCACCTATACCTCTCCCATTAATATATAATTAATTCATATAGTGAAATTAACACAAAAAATAGCGTACACATATATAAAAACGTGTACGCTATTTTAAGGATTGTATTATGTTATATAATCGAAAGGAGCGGGAAGTTCTTTCGGAGAACTCCCCATAGTTAAGAAAAATGAAAAGAAAAAAAAACGGCTTTGTAAA